AAGGTAGACAACCAAAGACAATTACAGGCAATATAAGGCAACTTATACAAGAAGGTTTCTCAAGAAGCCAAGCTGTTGCTATTGCTTTGTCAAAAGCTGGTAAGAAAAAGAAAAAATCAAGACGGAAAACAAAATAAAAGATATGATATAGATAGCTATTTGTATTGCTATGCCCGGTGGAATGTCTTATGGTTCTCCAAAACCAAAAAAGAAAAAAAAGAAAGGTGGTAAAAAGTAATGAGTAAATCATTAGCTGAAAGATTGTCTGAAGCAAAAAAAGCAAAACAGACTATTAAACCAAAAAAAGATGCGAAAGCTAAGAAGGGTACCTAAAGACAAAAAAACTGGCATTGCAAAAAAGTATTTGTCAGGTTCAAGAAATCCTGCTGCCAAAGCTGCTGAAATTAAAAGAACAGCCAAGCTTTACAAATCTGGTGCTTTTATTGATATAAAAGCGGTACAAAAATCAAGAGTTGCCCAAGATGTCACAAAAAGCAAGAAGAAAACCACTAAGCGCCGCCGTAAAAAAAGCACTAAAGGCAAAAGCTGAAGGTACAAAGTTTAAATATGGCGAACTTGCTGCTGTTTACAGAAAAGGGCAAGGCGCATATCTTTCTGGTGGATCAAGAAATGTTACTATGCAAGCTTGGTCATTTGGTAGAGTGAATAGTTAT